AAGACTATTAAGTTTATTTATAAGAATTAATTTACTATTTACAACAAAATTCTGTAAATCGAAGATTAATTTTAGGTTCTTTATATTACCTTTACTAAAGAATTTAAGTAATGCATCTCGTTTATCTACTTGAGTCTGTTTACCTTTGTCTGAACTTCTTTTATCAATCTCTTTTTGATATCTATTATTAATCCACATTACTAAACCAGTTGCATGTTTCTTAGTATCAGTAATTCTTTGACCTTCTCTTACCTTTGAATTGTTATATACATTAAGTAACATATTTAATTCAGCATTAGACTCTAACTCTTTTAGTGTAGTAGAAGCAATCTTTTTAAATACTTTACCAGCCTCTGAAAGATTTTTATTTAGTTCTTCTGTTTCTGATTTAGTAAGAGTTGCCGTACCAGAAAGGTCGGGTAATGTAGCATCTTGCATCCATATATCCTTTGACTTCTTTAACTTAGGTACTATCTCTTTACCAAACTCGGCTCTCATTGTCTCAAACGTTGCTCCACTATACGTTGTATGCCAAACAATTCCAATCTTAGCTGCTCCAATCTCCTTAGCGAGAGCACTGTCAGTAGGTACTGCGTAAGCGATAGTGTTAGGATGAAACACAATATGACTAATTCCATTTATCTTCTCCTTTTTAAGGTCTGACTTATCGAACATAAAGTCACCCTGTATAACTCCTTTGATTCCTATATTTTGTAAAGTATCGAATGCCATTATAAGTTTCTTAGTTAGGTCACCCGATGTGTCTGCTTTAATATCTTCATGTGATTTATATATTTTTGGATTGGCATTGAAGATACCTTTTTTAGCAACAAAGAATTCACCCGTCTCTGGGTGTTCTCCAGCAAATACGGCGGGGGCTCCGTCCCATTTCACGGTAACATCCACTGGTGCCTTGGTGTTACCTGATAGCATATCCCGTAGACTTCTAAGCGCTAGGATAGCTTGGCGAGCCCCCTTGACTCCTCCATCGATAATTAAATCTTCAATGTGGGTCATGTGAGTATTCTTTGCTGCCTCGTGTAGAGGTGTATAATTACTTAATCTTCTCATTTATATAACCTCTTAAATTCATCTGTCATCATTGCGTTGAAATTAGGTGCACTTGAAAAGTTACCTTTGTATCTTAATATAATATTACATACTGCAACTGGGCCAATAAATAAAGTAAACTTTAAATTAGCCGCTCCTGAGCCTGGGTCGAATGCTTGTTTTGCACCCGGAGTATATTTCATTATTGGTTTACCTTGAGAAAATAAATCATCTAGTTTGCTTGATACTGAATCAATGTCTTTATACTCTCCGCCTTCTACTACAACGCCTTTCTTAGGGCCGTAGTCACCAACTCCCGTAACTAATGCAAAATCAAAATTAACTTTCTTTAGTTCTTTTAAGTCTGATTTAAATATTAACTGAACTAGAATATTTGAAAATAAGTCTGACTTAGATAATATCGTTTCGCCCATCATTTTAAATAATGTTCTTTTACCCTTTAATACTCTATTAATAAGGTCATTAGGAATTCTATTAACATACTTTTTCCAATTCTTAGTAGTTACTGGATTCTTATTAAGGTCATCAAATAGTTCATCAGACATCATATCAGGATATCTTTTTCTTAGTCTCTGAGCTAATTTAATTACATGAACATAAAACCTACCAGCATCTTCTTCAACTGCTTCTTTAAGTTTTTTAAGTTTTGGCTCATTAAGTAATTTTGTGAATGACTTATTAATAAGTGTTGGGTCTTCCTCTGTGACTCTTTTCTTTTTCTTTAAAGATACCCCTAGGAATTTATTACCTTTCTTAATAATAAAGTCAGATGAATTAAAATCTTGCATTCCATATTTTGACATTTGGAATTGTTTTACATCATTATCCCATGCTTGACCAGTAAGATAAACCATGTCAGCATTACCATATCCTGCATCGATAATAACATTAGCGGCCGATACTGCTTGTGCTAGATTAGAATAACTACCAACTAGTGAATCTACTTGGCTTTGTTTATATCCTTTTACCTTCTTTAATTGTGCTCTTACTAATTCAATCATTTTATCCATTTCATCTGAATTAGTAATTGTATGTTTCTTAGGGAATAGACATAAGGCAGCAGTCATAAGTTCATGTGGATCATCACCTAAAGAACTACGACCACCTTTGGGTCTAGCATTTACATATATGGCTTTTTCCATATCTTTATGTTTAAAGTAATAATCTTTTTCTGCTCTTGCACCTGATATCTTAATGAGTTCTAAGTTAGGTTCTTTTTCAATAATTTCTCTTGCAAGTTGTGAGAAGTTTCTACGGGACTTATCGTCCATTAATTGTGAAATTCCAATCTTTTTAGAATTAGATTTACCTGCTCTTAGGTCTAATTCCACTTCAGTGTCTATAGATGAAATTGCATCATCTATTGCTTGTACTAACTTTACAGCGTTGAGATTATCATCAGTAGTTGATAGAGCACTAAGCTCTTCTGTCATAAAACTGTTTTTAAATCTTATCATATTGTCTCCGTTTTATTTAATAAAGATATTATAATATACTTTTAACGCTTTGTAAAGTATTTGATATAACTATTTATAATATTTGGAGACCTAGTTATTTCCGGCTTTTAGATTTCCGTCGTTGTCTACATGAATAACTTTTATCTTTAGAAGTTCTTTTAAACAGCCTTCGGCACCAGTCTTAACACCTATGTTATAAGAAGTATAACTGCAACCTACCATTAGTATCATTATAATAAAATATTCTAGCATTTTATTCTCTCTATTGTTGAAAGATATCCTTTATACACCATATCCTTATGAAATCTATTTGCATCATCTTCTACGGCAAATATATATTCGGCAACTACTTTGCCCCCACCCTTTTCTTGGGCGAGGACTTTCCAACTATATACTTCCATTACACTAGTTCCAAGAAGTCATCAAACATGCCAGGGTTATCCGAGACAACTCTTTTGATATTCTTCTTAATTGTGGCAACATCATCAGTAAATCCTGCCTGTTCTGCAGTTTCAATTCTTGCCTTTACTGTATCATAATCAAACTTGAAAGGGTCGTCATATACTTTTGGCTTCCACACGATACTTGTGTCTTTTTCAATACCTTTATATTCTATTCTGCTTTTCATAGTTTTTCTCCTGGGACGAACCCTCTAAATGTTTTAAATCTTGGGAATCTTAATGAATAAGTCCCATCTTGGTTTTGTGAAATAGAGTCTGCTCTAACTTCCACCAACTGGCCTAATACAGCATCTTGGTTTTTCCAAATACTATCTCTAATCTTATCAGTTAAACCACCACCGACATTGACTTTAATATCAACACCTTCATCGTGGCCTTCACAAACTAGAGCACCTGTTGTTCCTTCGAATTTACCCTGTCCTTCTTCTATACTTTCTACCGATAGGGTTACTTCTATAAATGGCTTGATTTTAAACCAAGCATTACTTCTTTTACATTCGTATAAACCATCTACTGGTTTAACCATAATTCCTTCATAACCATTTTCTATGGCCTCTTTATTAATCTGCATGAATACATCATATTCTTGTTCTAGGTTAATAAATTCATAATCAACTAATCTAATACAATCTGGTAATAGACCAAAGAGTGAATCTTCCATATTAAGTTTTCTATCGTAACAGCCGTCTATGGAAACTCCTGTATTAAATTCTTCTAAACTAATCATATCAAAGAGAGCTAGATAAGCATCTTCTGTTTGAGCTCCTTCTTTTCTATGTACTTGTTTCATAAGACTTGTAAAGTTATCACTCATAATCTCACCATCGAATACCATTCCCTCAAATTCTGGTTGACTTAGGGCTTCTTCAATATGAGGGAAGTTGGAATATACTTTACCATTCCTAGAATAGATAGTGGCCTTTCCGTTATTTACTATAGTAATAGCTCTTACCCCATCATACTTGTACTCGATAAGGCAATCACCTTTCATGTGTTTATTATTTTCACCATTACTCGCCAACATACAATGGAATCTTGGAATCTCAAAGCCAATATCTTTACCCATCTTGTTAATAGTCTTTTCTGATACACCACATTTTAAATCTTTAAGAAGAATCCTACGATACCAATAGTTCCACTCATCCATGGTGGCTTTATTCATTGTCTCTTCTATTGAATCTTTAGCGGCGTTACCTGTTAAACATCTATGTTGTAATGATAGTGCTAGTTTCCAAAAATCACTTGTCTCAAGCCCTTCACCATCCTTCTTAGAAATAGGTATCAATTTAACGCCGAATGTATCGAAGGGATTGAGAGCAAGTTTTACTCCGTCTTGGAATTCTTTATTGTCAATATGTTGGGAAACTACATCTTCCTTAAATAACCTTGAGTTATCTGTTTCTAGTTTTTGTATTACTTCCCAAGGTTTCATGCTGACTCCATATATTTTTCTACTGGTTTTAATTCTATGAACTTTCTCCTAGACTTGGAGAATTGCTTCATAGGTGATTTGAATTGTTTGTACTCTTTACTGATAGTACTTCTAAAGCCAACTAGGTGGCCGTGTTCGTTAAGAATGTAGGTGTGATTAAGTGTATTATCTTCCCATTTAGTGATTTCTTTAAAAGCTCTTAACATCTAAACTCCGTGGGTCATGTGTTCATAATTATCTGGACATAGTTCTAGTGAAGCGCCACAAGCACATGTCTCTTCTTCTTGGATTGATGGGGCACCTACTAAGTCCCTCATTTCTGACTCGGTCATTGGGAATAAGTCTAACTGTTTCATAATATATCTCCTTTTAATAAGTTTATTATACTACACTTTAGGTATAAAGTAAAGTGTTTTGTTGAATTAATTTGCACTTTATACAGCACCTGTCCATCTGATGGTGTAATCTTCGAAGATGTTTCCTCTGGCAAAATTAGTAGCTGGAGCGGCCCATGATTTGGCCATTAAAATATCTCCTTCTTTAAAACCTTTAGTGGGTTTAGCTACTATGAATGAATGAGTTGAATGACCAGAACTAACTTTGATATAGTTTCTTCCAGCCTTATAAGATAGACTTTCACAAAAATCATCAAACATTTGGGTTTTGATTTTGATACAACCTTCTGTTATATCTTGCCATCTGTGATAGTCAGCTTTAATCTTGGTAAGATAATTACCTAGCTCTTGTACGTTCTGTTCGTGGAATTTGTTTTTCATATTATGTCCTCTTAATTAATTTATACTACTATTATACTACGCATAATCGTGCTTGTAAAGAGGTTTCTTAGACTTTTTTGTTACAATTGTGTTACATTCTTGTAACATTTAGTTATAAGAATGGTGGAGCTGGAGGGAATCGAACCCCCGACCTTCTGGTTGCAAACCAGACGCTCTCCCTACTGCGCTACAGCCCCACGCTTCATTATACTACATCATCCACTGGGAAGATTTTATAGATTACATCACCAACTGCTTTGGCAATATCCATATGCTCTTTTTGAGTACCATTGGCACTTCTTAGTTCTATATAATGAATCCAAGAGCGAAGGGTTCCATTAACGTACATACGGGACATTGTTAATCCCTCGGGCAGTACGGCCCTGGCTTGTTCTTTGGCAATACCTGCCTCGATAGCCCAATCATAAGCTTGTTTAGTTCTTTCTATAATAACTTCTTGATAAGATTCCCATATATAATTGATGGACTCATCCAAGTTTTCAATAGAGTTCTGTCTATTCTTTTTATCTTGTAATCTAGCTTCTCTTGTAACGAAATTTAAATCCTCAGTTGGATCTGCATATCGCTGAGAGAATTCTTGGAAAGAGAATGACCTATGGCGAAGAATTTGTCTTGCAATGTCTCGTGGACAATTAATCTCAATACAAGCACTGACCATCTCTAATGGTGACCAATGTTTATGTTTAATTAAATACTTAACGAGTTTCTCGGAAGTTTCTTCATTGTTCTGATTACTAGGATTAGATACCCTAGCACAGTAAGCGACCATCTGCAAGAGGTCGGGATTTAACTCGACCTCCGCAGGTGGCTGCGAATATGATATAAGTTTCACGTCAAACATATTTTAGTCACTCTTTACCAGTGTGTAAATTCCCCATCCAAGGCCTAGCCAAGCAAGTAACTTAGCAACACCACCGAATAAAATAACTGAACCACATAGTACGATTAGTCCGATACCATCTAATGAGGTTCTTTCTTTTAGTCTATCTAATGACCAGTCTTTTAGTTTAAGTAACATATTCATATATTTCTCCTATATTTTAAATTCAGCAAACGTGTCTTTATTTTCTCTGTCACCCCACGTTGCAATTGGTTTATCTGGCACGACTTCTGTGACAAGGTCTTGTTGTGCACTTTCTTCTACATCAAATAATTTCATTCGGCTCCTATCAATACCAACAACAAATCTTTTGTATTTGGTCGGATCATTATAACGATTTTTCAATTGTTTCACCATGAGTTGGCCTAATTCTTCTAGTTCCTCTGTTGATATAAGAGCGAACATAAGGTCAGCCGTAGCAGGTAGGCCGAATGATTCTGATGTGTCTTCAAGACCGACATCCGTATTACCAAATCCTGACCTGGTAGTTTGGGTTGCCGATACTATCGGAACATTAAACTCTACAGCAAGACCACGCAGTTCTTCTGCAATGGCTTTGATGTAAGAGTAACTATTTATACTTCCACCCAGGCCTTTCATACGACTAGATGAACAAATATTCAAGTAGTCAATGTATATCATATCTGGGTTAAAGTTCTTTTTCATTTTAAGCTCATTAAGTAGAGCCCTAAAGTGACCTGTATGAGCGGCACCTGTAGGATATTCTTTGATAATAAGTTTACCTATAGATGCTTGTGCAATCTTTTGTATTTTACTATCAAAGGTTGATTTATTAATTCTTGCGAGTTGTTCTATTGGTAAGTCCATTAGATTAGCATCGATACGTTCTGCAATTCTTTCTTCAGCCATTTCCATAGTAATGTAAAGAACATTCTTGCCCTGTTGTAATACTGATGCAGCACAATGACACATAAAGAGGGACTTACCCACGCCCGTTCCGGCCAGAGCAATATTCAAGGTCTTATTGGGTAAGCCTCCCTTAGTAATCTTATTGAAGTAATCTAAATCAAATGGTGTTCTATCTTCTTTGGTGTTATAGAAATCAAATCTTTCTTCTGAATTATCAATGTAATCATGGCCAATTGCTTGGTCGAATGATACACCGAGAGCATTTGAAAGTATTTCCGGTATTGCACCTTCTGATTGTTCGGCATCTTTACCATCTATGATACCGATAGAATTCATAATAGCAAGATAGACTGCTCTATCTCTGCACCATTTCTCTGATTCTTTAATAAGATAATCT